GAACTATTCGGACAAATAGACCACAAGTTCGAAATAACAGCAATGTGTACACTATCCAGAGAGGGACTATTCGATGCCACGTAAAAAATACGACAAAGACAAAGTTCTCTTTGATCCAAAATTGAGCAAAGGCGACGAACTTGCCCCTTTACAAGAAGTTCCGTTCCAGCCCTCAACCATCGAGACTATCGACAGGGCGCTATTCGACTATGTTGATGACACGCTGGACATCTCTTGTACCACCAACAAGGGCTGGAAGAAAGTGCCGTTCTATTGGACAGGTGCCGAAAGAGCATATCAGATAAAACACGACAGAGAACTAAGAGACAACAACGGTGTCCTCATCTATCCACTAATGACAGTCGAAAGAGTGTCGATAGTGAAAGACATCGCAAAGAGAGGTTCAGTCTACGCTCCTATTTCAAACATCAACGATGTACAGGGCGGTTCCATAACCGTCGGCAGGGTAATAAAACAAGACAAAACCGCCAACTTCGCCAACGCCGACTCAAAAAGAGTTGTTCTCAATGTCGGCAACGGGCAAGAAACATATCCGAGAAAACAAAATAAAAAAGTAGTATACGAAACTCTCACAATGCCCATCCCCGTTTATCTCGAAGCGACATACAAGCTAACAGTCAAGACAGAGTATCAGCAGCAAATGAACGAGATACTAACCCCGTTTATGACAGCCCCAGGTGGTATAAACTACTTCGTCGCTCAAAAAGACGGGCACAGATTTGAAGTCTTCGTTGAATCAGATTATTCAATAGAAAATAACGGTTCCTCCCTTGGAGAAGATGAGCGGGGATACAAATCAGAAGTATCGTTCAGAGTCATCGGATATATAATGGGAGCAGGTAAAAACGACGAGCAACCAAAGATAGTTCGCAGAGAGAACGCAGTGGAAATAAAGATGCCGAGAGAAAGAGTTATATTCGGAGATATAAACGAGAATATGCACCTAAGCGGTAATGTTCCGTTTTATAGAGAGTAGTCTCTATTTATTTATGCGTTTAGGTTTTTCATCAACTATTTACTTACGATAATACGAATATAAATACTTATTTCGAAGATTATGTTATAATGCTGCAAGGAGATAACACATAATGTCAGTCAAATCATTCAAATTCATTTCACCAGGTATCTTCATAAACGAGATTGATAACTCTCAGTTGCCAAAAATCGGAACGGAGATGGGTCCAGTCATTATTGGACGCACCGAGAGAGGGCCAGCAATGCGCCCCGTGAAAGTAAACTCATTTTCAGAGTTCGTCGAGGTTTTCGGAAACCCTATCGCAGGCGGACAAGGTGGAGACATCTGGCGTGACGGTAACTACACCACACCAACTTATGCCTCCTATGCCGCACAAGCATACCTCCGCAACTCAAACGCCGCTACAGTCGTTCGTCTCTTAGGAGCCGAGCAATCTGGCTTGGAAGATGACGCAGACGGAAAAGCAGGCTGGTATACAGCAAAAGAGAACACCAATTCAGTCGTCACTAACGGTGGAGCATACGGACTTTTCGTATTCAACTCGGCATCGGCTGAAACAATCGTAGACGGCGCACTCGCAGCAGTCTGGTATTTGACTACTGGTTCTATCGAACTTTCAGGAACATTGAGAGGGCACAACTCTTTCCAGTCGCAGTCCGCCGCTTGTCTTTACGCAGATGATGGTGGAGACTATAAGGCAGTCATTTATGGCGCTGCTGGAGCAGTTTCACGAGAGGTTTCTTTCAACTTCACTCCTTCCTCTTCAAAGTATATCCGAAAAGTATTCAACACCGATCCAACTTTGACTAATAGTGCGATAACTGACACAAATCAGGCAGAAACATATTGGCTTGGACCTACATACGAAGGACACCTTACAGAAGTTGTAGGCGGTTCTGAAGATACTTTCGGAACAGTTCTAGGATTGGACAGCGGTTCAATCAGCGCCGCAGACTTCCGTGGAGGCTTCCAAGCAGCACAAACTCCTTGGATTATCTCGCAGGATGTTGGAGCTTATGCAAACTACCAAGCCGAGAACATGACAAAGCTATTCAGGCTCCATACTCTCGACATGGGTGAAGACGAGCAAAAGAAGCTCAAGATATCAATCGCAGACATCAAGGCTCCAACGAACCCAGATCAGAAATACGGCACATTCAGCGTTCTCGTAAGAGACGCAAGAGATAATGATAACGCACCAGTTGTTCTTGAGAGATACAGTTCAGTAAACTTGAACCCTGCTTCCAATAACTACATCGGACGAAAAATCGGAGATCAATACCTCTCTTGGGACGACACCGAACGCCGTCACCGTGTTTATGGAAACTACGTAAACGCATCTAAGTTCATCAGAGTAGAAGTGAATGAAAGCCAAACAGACGCATCATTACTTCCATTCGGTTCATTCGGACCAGTTCGTATGAAGCGATGGACATATAACTCGGCTAACAGCGCCTCTGTTCCAGATTGGGCTTGGGCGCAGGGAGGAGGCAGTATTCCTTTAGCTGAATCTGCAAACTTTATCCAAAGTGGTTCGGACGGATCAGAAGGGTTCACAGGAAGTATGTACTACCCAGCAATCCCACTAAGAGTGAGTGCTTCCGCAGGCGGACTTTCAAATCCAAAGAACGCTTACTTCGGAATCGACACAACTCAGAATGGCAACAATCGCCACGATTCAAGCTATTCAGACGCCGTTCGTATGCTTCCACCTGTTATAGGCTCATTCGCAACTGGAGATTCTACTGAATACTCATACATGTTCTCTCTTGACGATGTATCAGCCTCGTCAGACACTGGCGTCGAACTAGGCGTCTGGGTATCTGGTTCACGCTTGGCAGGAAACTCTTGGACAAGTAGTTCATATACGGCAGTTCTCGATAACGGATACAACCGTTTCACCGTTCCACTCTACGGCGGTTACGACGGATTGAACATCACCGAGAAAGATCCATTCAACTATACTCGTGCTCTCGCAGACGGAACCGATTCTACAAAATACGCTTACTACTCAGCAAAGCGAGCAATCGACACCGTAGCTGATCCAGAAGTAGTAGAATACAACCTAATGGCTATGCCAGGTATTTACCACGCAGGACTCACTTCCCACATGATGGAAGTATGCGAGGCTCGTGGAGATGCTCTTGCAGTCATCGACTTGGATTCTGGTTACAGAACAAGCGCTGAAAGCACCGCCGCTATCTCAGCTAGAGTCGGAAGTGTTTCAACTGCAATCAGTAACCTAAACACAAGAGGAGTTAACTCATCTTATGGTTGTGCTTACTACCCTTGGGTTCAAATCAACGACTCTATAAGTAATAGCCTCCTCTGGGCACCGCCTTCAATCGTTGCTCTTGGGACATTCTCAAGTTCACAGCGCAAAAGCGAACTATGGTTTGCTCCTGCTGGATTCACCCGAGGTGGATTGACAGAAGGTTCCGCAGGAATCGGAGTTATTCAGACTCGCGAGAGATTGACTTCTAAGAACAGAGATGATTTGTATGAAGCAAATATCAACCCGATTGCTTCATTCCCAGCAGAGGGAATCGTAATCTTCGGACAGAAGACACTTCAAGTGACTCCTTCTGCTCTCGACAGAATCAACGTTCGCCGTCTAATGATTTACGTGAAGAAAGAAATCTCCCGTATGGCAGCAACTGTCCTCTTCGATCAAAACGTTCCAGCAACATGGAACCGCTTCATCTCAAAGGCAGAGCCATTCTTGAGAAGTGTTCAAGCAAGACTTGGACTCGCAGATTTCAAGATTGTTCTTGACGAAAGCACAACAACCGCAGACTTGGTTGATAGAAATGTCATGTATGCCAAGATATTCCTCAAACCAGCACGCTCAATTGAGTTCATCGCACTTGACTTTGTTATCTCAAGCTCAGGCGCAGGATTCGAGGACTAAACTAAACTAATGACTATTTATATCAATAGGAGAAACAAATAATGTCAACAGATTTCTGGTCAAACCCCAACTTCGAGCCAAAGAGAGCCTTTAGGTTTCTTATAGAGTTTTCGCCAAATGGTGAACAAAGCCTTCAGTTTCTTGCGAAGTCTGTAGATCGTCCGTCTTATACTGTAAGTTCGAACGCTCATGCGTTCTTCAACCACACCTTCCACTACCCAGGAAGAGTAAATTGGAACACTGTCAGTCTTACATTGGTTGACGCTGTTAGTCCAAACGCATCAGATATATTCATGGAATATCTCACAAGCATCGGATATAACAATCCTGCTAATCTACAAGAAGCTACAAACAGAACAATTACAAAGCAAACGGCAACTCGTGCGATGGGAAATTTCGCAATCAAAGAGATGGGAACCGACGCTAAGGGTGGCTCTACACCAAAGGGTGAATGGAGTCTTAAGAACGCCTTCATCACAGAAGTAAACTTTGGTTCTCACGCTTATGATTCCGAGGAAATGATAGACATTCAATTGACTATTCAGTACGACTGGGCAAACTACGATCCAAAAAACTAGAAAATAACGCTTGAAACATTCATCCAAGCGTGTTATACTATAAAGACATAATACAAACAAATACATTAGAGGTGTAAATGTCGAGAAATAAAGGACGCACGAAGGCATCTTCCCCTGCGCCAGCACAAGCAGTCAAAGCTGCTCCAACTCAAACCACAGGGTTGTCCTACGTGACACCTACAGAGTTCGTAGAGCTTCCTTCCCGAGGACAGTTCTATTCAGCGGATCACCCGCTCCACAACCAAGAGACTATCGAACTCCGATTTATGACAGCGAAA